AAATAATTAAATAATGTTATATTTATCTTGTATCGTTTCCTTAATTATAGTTTAATTTCTACAAAAAAGCCCGAACTTGTAAAAAGTTGAGGGCTTTTTTGTTGATATGATGTTTTTTTGTTTGCACTTTGTTTGCACCAAATTAATTCTAATTTAGATTAATTCAAATATAACAGATGTTAGATAACACTTTTTTTTAAAATTTTTACATTAAAAAAGAAGGGGTAGGACAAAATCCTACCCATTACTTTATAAATTTTTTTATCTCATCAATGTCTTTTTTTAATTCTGATTGATCCTTTTGCATTGCTTCAAGCTGATTTACTATTTTTTGCATAGTGTTTCTAAAAAGTTCAAACGTTTTACTATCTTTCCATAAAAAGTAAAGCAATAGACCTCCAGGAATTCCATAATTTTTTAATACATATTCTAGTATTTTCCAAAATTGTTCCATATACATCACCTATAACCCAAATATCTTATACCAATAATTATAATATTCTCTTGCTTCCTTTGTCCTATCTATAATGGCTCTATCTTTATAACCTTCATTTAAAATTTTTTTCTTCCATGAAGTTTCTCCAAAGGCTCTAACTGCTATATAAAATCTTCTTACTGTTCTGTTGTCTACTCCTGTTTCTTGCATAATATGTCTAAATATTTTATCTGCCAAGGTACGATTAATACCAGTATTGTTATAACAACTGTATAAATAATCATGTACAACCGCAGCTTTAATATATCTACCAAAAGGATTATATAACCATTGCAAAGAATGAGGTACTGATGCCCCATCCGTTATAAAAGATTTGGGTACTCTTATCAAGTACCCATTTATATCATAAACATACTCTTCTAGCAAAATTGCCTTACCATTAGAAATTGGTTCCAGAATTAATTTAGTTTTCTCCATCTTCCTCATTTCCTTTTATATCTACCTTAGAGCCTTTTCCAAATGTATTTGATATTCTTTGTAATGTTCTTTCTATTGCATCTATAATACTTTTTTTGTTTATTACAGGAACTATTACTAATCTTACATACCAAGGCATTAAAGTTATAGCATTTTGAATATAAGCAATTGCTGCTGCTAACTTTTTTTGACCCTCTCCTGAATTAAATGATTGTTCTGAAAGTCTTATTGCCTTTTCCACTGTATCTGCATATTTCTTTTTAGATATTACTATAACTATAATAAATCCTAAAGCTAATGCTATACCAATCCAACCTTGTTTTGTAATACTACCAATATAATTTTTTACTAATTCCATAATCTAAACCTCCTATTCAACATCAAATTTTATATTTTCCCATTTCTTATATGCATCCAAATATAATTCTTTTTTATCCCCATTGTAAGTTAATTCATAGTACATACTATTGTAGATAACAATGCTTTTGCATTTTGTAGAGTTTTACAATACCAAACAACAAACACATCATCTTTTGTTATCTTTACTCCATCTGTTTTCTCTACTCTCTCATTAAAATAGTCAACTACTTTGTCTTTACACAAGTTTTGAAAATTGTTAAAATCCATACTTTTTACCTCCTAAAATTTTTATAATAATTGTCTGACCAGACTGTTTATTATTTAAAAGCTACCTTATCTGCACCTTTTATTTGCCAATGTGGACCATCTTTAAAAGATACCCAACAATTTCCACCCCATTCAACACCATATTTTTCTAATAGACCTGCTTTTTTAGCAGTGTCATAAATGTCTTGATAGTAATGGAAATCTCTCCAATCACCCTTATAAACTAATTTTTCTACAATCTTTTCTACTTTTTTACCATTTTCTATTACTATTGTTTTTATTTTTTCTTTTACAAGAACTCCAATATCTGCTGCATAACCTAGACCATCAAATTTTGTCTGATGATTAGACTTTTGTTTATAGCCATCTACTTTTGTTACTTTTATTCCAGGTAATGTTCTGCCTTTTTGATATTCTAAATTTTGCTCTGCTGCTGTCCTAACTCCTGCTGTAATCTTAAAGTCCCAAGGGCTTATTAAAATTAACTCTTTTAAAAAATTTACCAGATTTGGATGTACCCCTTTTAATTTATCTAAGCTGGTTTGTGATAAAACAAACATATATACCTCCTTTAAAAAAAGACCTTCTGAGAGCCTTTTTAACACATTTAAAAAGAGGTAGCTATACTAAACTACCTCTACTTTTTGATTAACTCATAGCTAATTTTGTATGAATTTCTTTTCTTTTAGCTTCAAATTCAGATTTTGAAAGGTCTTTTGGGTTGACCTTTGTCTTAAAGTAATTTTCTGTATCGTAGACTGACTGAGTAAAAGTTTTACCATAGCTAGCTAATATTAATGATTTTTCTAAATCTAATTTTAAACCGAAATTATCTTCAAAATACCAAGTTATTGGCTTTTCTTTTCCGTAAATAGTTTTTTCTGCTAACATAATAGTTATATTTGAAGCTAATGATGTTATATCTTTATCACGACATCTTTGTCTATGTTCCTTATTTTCAACTTTATAATCAAATCCATAAGCCAAAGCCTCTGCTTTTAGATTGTCAATTAAAGCACAGTAATCATCATACTCTTTTTGATTATCCAATATCCACAATGATTTTTCTTTGTCCCAATACATATATTTTTGATTTCCAGTTGGCTTAGGAACTGTTATCAATTTCTTATCTTTTATAAACTCTCCATCCTCCAGCTGCACATCTATATTTGCTCTTACTTTCTCTTCTTTTGTCATCTCTCTTAAGACATTATCTTTGTAAATCGGATATTGATATGTAATATCTGTAATTACCATATCTTGAGTATAACCATTGAAGTATGATAGAGGCGATTTTAAGACATCTTCTAAACTTTCTGCGTACACAGAAAAGATTAATTTTTCTTTCTTGTAAAAGTTTATTGTTTTCATTTTTTTCTCCTTTCAAATGTGAATAGATTTTTAAATTTATAAAGAATTTATAGTTTTATTTTGTAGCTTTGAGCATATTTTTATATTTTTTCTTAAATATAATTTCTAAGATTTTTATATTTAAGACACTCAAATCTGCAATTTTAAATATAAAAAACTAAATAAATTTAAAAATCTCTATAATATTAAACTAAAAAATACCTAATTTTTTCCTAGCATTTATAATGCTATTTCTTATCTCTGATGGATTAGCTTTAGCTATATAATGCTTACTTGTAACTCCACTACTAGTGTGGTTTGCATAACTACTAGCTAAGCCTAATCCAGCTAAATTATTAATCAAATTAATAGCTGTTTTTCTTAAAGTGTGAGGATATAGATCCTCTATTCCTAAAATTTTTCCTAGCTTCTTTATTCTATTTCTAATTGCTCCTTGAGTCATTTGAGCATATTTTCCTTTATATTTTGCTATAAATAAATATTCAGACTCTATTTCTTTTTCTTCTCTTTCTTTTAACCATTCTTTAAGTAATTCTTTACATTTATTAAAGAAGAAGGCATTTACTATATACCCCTCCTTTTCTTTTACATCTTTGAAATATCCATTCTCTAAGTCTAATTGACTTAATTTTAAGCTATGAATAGCTGATATCCGACAAGCACTATCCAAAAACAATTCCCATAATATCCTATCTTGCAAGTCATATTTTTTAGATTCTACTTGCATATACAATCTAACTGTCAGTATTTGCTCTGTTGTAAGAAAATAACTGTTCCTAACCTTGTCCTTCTCTGTAAATCTTAACTTATCTAGTTTAGAATCGAAAGGATGGTACTTAATTTTATTCCTTCTAACACACCAAGCATAAAACGTGCTAATCGCCGTAGTTTTATTCATTAATGTTCTTTTAGAATTTCCTAAGCTTCTACAATAATTCCTGTAAGTTTCTATTATAGTTGGCATTTCTAGTAACGTTTCTTTACTTAAAAGCAACTTATTTTTATACGACTTTTGAAACCAAACTAAAAATAACTTAAAATTATTACAGTAAGTTTTGTAAGTCGTATTCCAAGTATCCCAATTACTACTCTTACAACTATTTAGATACTCTAAATACACATCCACATTTTCCTTCTTTAAATTTTCCAACACCAATAATTGCATAATTAAAACCTCCTATTTTTGATAAGTTAATTATACAATTCTTAAAATAATGGAAAATTTGTCAACTTTTAAAATTCAGGAATTATACTCAACACCTGCTGGTGTTAAATTTACTATATTTCAGTATGGCAGTTTAATTCTTATAGCTGCCTATACACATGGTACAGAAAAAATAAATTATGGAACTACATATAAATGCAATTTACCTTATGATTGCTACAATACAGCAACAGCTATAACAGGAAATAATGGAAGTAGTGGGCAATTTAGCTTAGTTAACAATGTTTTAATGGTTGACTCTACTAATAATCAAGCACCTCTTAGAAATACATTTATGGGGCAATTAACAACTTTTTTAAAATAAAATTTAACTTAACTATTTACAGATAAAAGCAGTGCTTGACTATATACATAAAATAATTACTAGCTATAAAAAACTTTAGTAGTATAAGCACTAAAAGCTACAATATTTGAAGAAATAACACCGTTTTTAATAGAAATTTTATGAGGTTGATAAAAATATATATTTTGAGAATTTCCAAGCATATAAGTTAAAAAATCTCCATTTAAAGTTAAATTATTTCCAAAATTATAGATTGATCCGTCATTCCCTACTCTAAAATTAGATTTTACTAGCAAATAGCCATTAATTATTGTATTAGTATCATTACGATATTTTATAACAATTGTAAAATTAGAAGTATCCACCTCTATAATTTTAAATAAATTTTCCACTATTGGAAAATCTATTTAATTTTGAATATAAAGAAAACTGGGAAACAATTACAGGCTGTGTAAGTATGACATCCCAAATTATTAAACTTTCAGGTGTTATGATACAGATAAATACTTATAATTTTGATAGAATTATAAATAAAACTAGATTAACTTTTCCAGTAACATTTAAAGGGATTCCTTTTGTTACTGTAACAGATAATGATTTTTCTTTGACAGAATCAAGTTCAAACTATCGTATTGGTTGGAGTACAAATAATTATGTTGATGTATCTGGACTCAATGCAGGTTTTATGATATTTGCTATTGGACGTATATAGTCTATTAAATAGCTAAATTAAATTGCTCCAACTACTAGCATTGTGAAACCACCATTAAACCCCTGAACTTCTACGGAATCCAAACTAGTCCAATTGATTCCAAGAGGTCCAGGTGGAGTTGAGGCAGTATCATTATCTTGAAATGTTACAAATGGTGATACTTTATATTTAATTGGAAATTTTATCGTTGTTTTTCCAATTACTTTAGAAGTTTCGACTATTACACTTGTAATTGCTAATTTTCCAACTGTATATACTCTAGCTGTAATACTTGTTACATCTTTTATTTGAGCATAATTATTAAACTCTCTATATGTGTAGAGATTTTCCAATCTATTCACTTTTACTTTATATAATGTACCTAACAATTTTAGGAGGTGCATTATGGAAGAAATAATGTTA